ATGCCCAACCACCCCCTCACTCACACCACGACCGAAGGACCGCTTGGCTTTCCAATGACCGACCGCCAGGCCGTTGCCCTCGACCAAATCATCAAGGCGCTGCCGAAAGACAACGCCTTCCGCTATCGCAAGAGCGTCGTGGCAAAAGGCGCGAGCGAAGTGCTTCCAGGCGAGCGGTCCGACGTAAGTTGGATTTCCACCGAAGAGCCAGACCGCACCAAGGAAGTCGTCATCGCCAAGGGGATGAACGATTCGCAGTTCAAGCTGAACCCAATAGTAACAATGCAACACGCATACTACTTACCGCCGGTTGGAAAATCCCTCTGGAGAAAGGTCTCTCGCGATGGAGAAAAGCAAGGAGTCAAAGCGAAGACGGTCTATCCGACAAGACCGCCAGACTGGCCCGCGGAAAAAGATTGGCCAGCCGATATTGCGCTGTCTCTGGTTCAAGCCGACCTGCTAAGAGGCAAGTCCATTGGATTCCTTCCAACGAAAGTACACACGCCGAAAACCTCCGAAAGCGAAGCTCGCGGATGGGCCGACGTTGATCTCGTTATTGATGAGTGGATTTTGCTTGAGTACGCATGCACTTTCCTCCCCGCCCAGCAAGAAGCGGTCGTCGAAGCGGTTTCAAAATCTCAAGTCAAAATTCCCGAAGAGATCCTCAAAGCCATCAACATTGATCCCGCGACATTCAAAGAGCACGTGGCCGCCGCCCACGACGCGACGCCCACCTTCGAGACCACTGACCAACAGCCACAGATCAGCGTTTCACGGTTTACGCCAATTGACGAAATCGAAAAAGCGATGCTCCGAAAGCTCGGCAGCCTCGACATAAGAGCGCTTGCTGACCGAGCCGCGAAAAATGCCTTGGACAAGCTCCGAGGCCGTGTTTAACCCTCGCCATCAAGCTACCAGGCGACACGACAAAGGCGGACACCAAGCCGCCAGCCCGCAAAGCCGGAGGTAGACCAACACAGATTTCAAAATCTGAAATCTGACATCTGAAATCTGAAATCGAGAAACTTATGTTCGTCAAACTCAAATCCGATTTTCTCGGTTCGGCCGCCGGCAAGGTTCTCGACGTGCCCGAATCCGAGGGCAAGATCCTGATCGAAAAGGGTATTGCCGAACCACAAAGCGATGATGTGCTTTCTCCCGTCGTCGCCAAGGCAATGGAAACCGCGATGGGCAAAGTAACCGAGTCCATCAGTACCGTTATAGAAGCCACGCTGAAGCAGTTCCAAGCCGCCCAGGAACAGGCCAAGAAGTTTGGCCGACCCATCATCTTCGGCGAAGGTGGCGACGGCGATAGCAAAAAGAACTTCGCCGACTGGCTCAAACACGCCATCGACGCTTGCACCGGAAAGGGCAAGGTTGCCTACGAAGCCGCCGACTACCTCGAAAAGAATTACAAACAGTCCGACTACCAGCAAAAGGCGGCGCTGGGAGAATCGTCCGGCACGACCGGCGGGTACACGATCCCCACGCAGTTCTACGACCAGATCCAAGCCCTGATCGTCGAAGAAACCTTCTTCCGTCAACGCGCCTTTGTCATTCCGCTCATGTCAGGCGTGGCCCAGATCCCCTACCTCGACGTGACCACCGCACAAGCTGCCGGTGTCTCCGCGTCGCTCGGCGGGATGCAAGCCGCGTGGACCGCAGAAGCGCAAACCCGCACCGAGTACGAGCCGGCATTCAAACAACTCGAATTGCGCCCGTGGGAGCTTTCGGCCTACTCCGTCAGCTCGAATGTTCTCTTGCAGGATTCAGCAATCGGCCTTGAAAAGTTCCTGTTCCAGCTATTCGCGAAAACCATCGGCTGGTTCGAAGAGTACGCCTTCATCCAAGGCAACGGCGTCGGCAAGCCGCTCGGCTTCCTCAACTCCGGGCCGCTGATTTCCGTGACCAGAGCGACCGCGGGAAAGGTCAGCTACGCCGACATCGCCAACTGCTATAGCCGGCTTCTGCCGCAGTCCATCAACAAGGCAATATGGATCGTCCACCCGCTCACCCTCATCGACCTCTTGCAATTGCGAGACTCTGCCGGGCGCGTAGTGTGGGTAAACGCCTTTGGTGGCGCCAAAGAGAATGTCCCCGGCCAACTCTTCGGACTGCCGGTGTTCATCTCCGAGAAGGTGCCGGCCTACGGCACGAAGGGAGACGTGTGCTTGGTTGATCCAAGCCTCTATGTCATCGGCGATCGTATGGGCCTGGAAGTTGCTGCAAGCGAGCACGTGAACTTCCTCAAGAATCAAATGACCTGGAGAGTCGTCGAACGTGTCGACGGCCGACCGTGGATGGAGAAAGCCTTCACGCTGGCCGACGGCACCAACACCGTAAGCCCGTTTGTGACAATCGCAACCTAACCTCCCATCGGTGAAGAGTCGCGATCAGCCCGCATACCTAAAGATGTATCGAGCGAAAAACGCGACTCTTCACTTTTCCTAAAACCATCAACTTTCTTACGCAGGAAAACACGCCGATATGAGAAAATCAACCAAATTCACGCTTGCCGCTCTCGCGGTTGCCGCCATCGCGATTGGAGCGATCACCCCTTTTGCGAAGGGGGCGACCTGGACCTATCCCAGCCAGCCCGTTGTCACCCAGGTTGTCACTGCGGCCGGTGGTGCCCAGTCCAATGCTGCCACCCTCACCGGCAAAAGCGGCCAATACACCTACTGGGAAGGTTTCGACATCACCGGGACCGGCGCCACATCGGCAGCGGTAATCGAAGTTACCACAACCGGCCTAAGCAACAACCTTAAGTTTGAGGTGCCCGTTGTGGCGGGCGTCAACACGCCGTTCCTGGGAGCCAACACCATCCCGATCTACTCGATACGATTTCCCACGCCGATCCCGAGTAGCGCCACGAACACAAACATCGTAGTTACCCTGCCATCGTTCGGCAGTGGTAACACCAACGCTTCGATCACCGTCTACGGATTCACCGCTCCATAACCACTAAGGAACCGCGACCGAGCCGGAACCGCGACCGCAAGGGAGCGGCAACGACAAAAGGGAGCGGCATCACACCATGTACAACGAAACCATCACGCAGCGCCTGGCTCTCGGAGCTGGAGTTCCCCCGCAAACAGTCAACGGTGCAGCAGTCAACACCGATTCAATTGATATGTCGAAGCTGAAGCGCTGCTTCGTAATCGTCAGCTTCGGTGCGACAGTAGGCGGCACGGTGACACTCTCCCTTCAGGAGAGCAGCGACAACGCCACGTGGCCGGCAAACGGTACCGCAAGTCCATTTTCCGGCTCGGGCGGACTCAACACACAACAGACGCTCACGCCCCCAGTCGCCAACACCGAATACACGTTCGAGGTTCGGACAGACCAGCTAACTTCGGGCAAGCGATACGTTCGCCTGAACATCAATGTAAGCGCGAACAACAACTTGCTTTCGGCGACGCTCTTTGGCGACGAAGCCGATAACAAACCGGGAAATGTCAACAACGCCGCAGCTGTTAGCACGCAGAATGTCGTGTCGTAACCTCCGGAGAGCCGCCCGGCCGGGGTGCTCCAAAACTCCTACCCGGCCGGGTAGTTCTTCTACGCCGCCAAAGTGTTTCTCTTACAGAAAGCAAGAGAACCGCGACCGTGAGGAAGCCAAACCTTGAGGAGAAGCACAATGACATGCCCGAGATGCCAAAACCCGATTGACCCACGGCTGGTACATCACTGCCCCGCAGAAACAAGAAAGTACATTCAGGTGAATACACGAGATTTTGCCAAAGTCGAAACCATCCTGGCCGCATCAACGGTGTCACACGACGTCCGCAATAGAGCCATCGCCAGCGGAAGGCTGACATAACCATTTGGTTTTTGGGCTTTGGTTCTTGGGAATTTACTCATGCTGCCAACCACCGACCTCCGACAAAACGTTCTCACCCTCGCGATCCCCGACGATCGCTTGCCGGCGGTTGGCTACATGATGCGCAGAATCTTGCCGCCAGAGGAGTACGACAATGAGTTCCAAGGCCAGTACTTGAAAACGACGTACTTCGACACCAGGGACTTCAAACTCCGCAAAGCACGGCTCACAAAAGACAAATACTGTACTGTCAGAATCAGAGCCTATGCCGCAACGCAGCAACCAGGCATCGACTACCCGGCGAGCGCCTACGCGATCTCCGCAAAAACCAAGGAAGAAAAATACCGACAAGAATTGGATACGGCTGTCGCCGAAACGCTTGTTCGACGGGGCCTACCCGATGGGTACACCCCCTTACCCGGACACATGGCAGCCCGCCTCATGGAGTTGACAGATGGAGAGCCGCTCGTGCCGGTCGTGACTGTGTGTTTCACCCGCTACGCCGTTGAAGATAGCGCCGACCGCATAACTCTCGATTGCGAGATACGCGCCAGCAATGGCAAGATTTTTCCAACGAACATTCTAGAGAACAAGACAACCGCAAAGCCCGCAAAACCACTTCCGGAACTGCTCGCCCTGGGTTATGCACCAGTACGGTTGTCGAAATTTCTCTGGGCAACAACTTATGGAGTGCGGTGATTCATCACCGCGTTCACAATGTCCGTAGCCAACGCAATCAACCAACACGAAATGCCCATTGCCGCATCGACCAATGATGTCGCAACCCCGGCGGCCAACCAGGCAGCAACGATAACCTATGCCGCGGGAGCCGCAGGCGTCAGCCATTGCATTAGTGGCTTAATGTGGAGCTACAGCGCCGCACCAACCGGCGGCAACCTTCAGGTACAAGACGGCAGTGGCAACGTTGTCTTCTCGATGGACATCACTGCAGCCGGCGCTGGATTCATTCCATTCAGTCCGCCGAAGAAGGGAACCACCGCGACTGCGATGATCATTACCCTGGCCGCCGGAGGCAACGGCGTTTCCGGCAAGGTCAGCGTAGCCGCGCACTGGACGGAAGGACCAGGGCCGTGAGCAAAGAGTATGCAATTGCAATGGCCGCATTCACAGCCAGCGCGATAATTCTAAGCTGGCTTGGATATTCAATATGGACCGCCATCCCCACAATCCACTTGGGATAAAATGATCAACGACACATTCACGATCAACAAGGTTTACCTCTGCACCTCGTGTGGTCAGAGCCACGCCGGCCAATTGGCCACGCAGTGCGCCGTTAATCCAAGTCTTTACACTGCAGTCTGCCCGAACACCAGACAGACGCTCACGCTCCACGACTCAGACGTCAATTTACCGCCATCATAAGGACCAAGCATGCGACTCCGATACACCTGCGTAACCGTTCACAAAACGCCGCACCCTACCGCCGGCCAGCCGCCGATCTGCGAGGCGACCTTCAGGGCGGTGCCGCCGGCAACATCGCCCGAAAACGCGGCATTCTTCTACAACCAGCCGGCCGGCATTCTCGACATCCGAACGTTCGTCGATGAGAAGTTCAACGTTGGCAAAGACTACTTCATTGACATCAGCCCAGCGTAACTCATGCAAGCACTCACTGGATTATCAGGATTAACAGGCGAGGTGAGCGGACCAGGCGGCAGCAGCCCGACAGGAAACTCCCTCGACTTCGGCGACCTCCACAACAGCATGTACATTCCTGCCCTAACGACATTCTTGTAACGGAACCGCGACCAAACCAGAACCGCGACCGCAAGGGAGCGGCAACGACAAAGGGAGCGGCACCACACATGGCCAATAATTACGTCATCAAAGACGCCAACGGCAACAACGTAACGTTCATCAGCTTCGACACGGGCGGCGGGGTCGAGCTAGCCGAATCGTGCCCCCACGACGGCACGAACAAAATGACTCAGCTGTACAACGTCAACAGCGGCGGCAGCGAGTACATCTTGGGAGCATCCATACGCATAAGCCAAGCGGGCGCGTCAGTAGAAGCGAAGGGCCAGCAAACGATGGCCAACTCGCTACCCGTCGTCGTGGCGTCCAACCAGTCAAATCTGCCAGCCAACGTCGCCCAGTTCGGCGGGACCAACGTAGTCACCGGAACCGGTGTAGGAGGAGCGGGGATCCCACGAGTCACGGTATCGAGCGACTCGGCAATCACACAGGGCACAGCAGCCGCCCTCGCTTCAGCCTGGCCGGTCAAGTGCACGGACGGAAGCAACACCCAGCCCGCCGGTGACGTGGCGGCCCGAGCGATATACGAACGCCTTGGCGCCCAGCTGGCCGACCAGATGACGGAAGCTTCTCTGAACTTCAACGCAGCTGGAGACAACATGGTTGTCGCGGCCGTGGGCGGCCAGAAGGTGAGAGTTCACCGATTGTTCCTAGTGTGCAACGGCGCGGTGAACATCCAAATATTCGACGGAGCAAGCCCGACGACGCCGCTCACCGGCGTAATGAACTTCCTCGCCAACGGCGCTTTGGTACTCGACTTTAGCGGCGAACCGTGGTTTCCCACTTCCACGGGAAACGGATTCAACATAAATCTGTCCAGCGGCGTGCAGGTTTCGGGACGACTGTACTACATCCAGCAATAACGCGAGCAAGCAATGTCGAATATCTTCAACCCCAACGCCGCATTTTCGCTGGTGAACACCACAACCGGCAGCGTAAGCGGCACATGGACCAAGCCATCCGCCGCAAAGATAGTCGTCGTCGAGTTGTGGGGAGCCGGCGGCGGTGGAGGAGGAGGTCAAGGGGCTGCCGCCAACAACAGCCGAGCAGGTGGAGCAGGTGGCGGTGGAGGCGCCCGCGCCTGGCACGTGTTCAATTCCGGCGACCTTGGAGCCACAGAATCATACACGATCGGAGCAGGAGGAAACGCCGGCGCGGGTGGATCGTCAACCAATGGAAGCGACGGCACCGCGGGCGGCAACAGTAGCTTCGGGACAACGCCCAAGCTGTGGGCCTTTGGAGGCGGGCTCGGAAAAGGAGGGCAGGGGACATCACAAGCGGGAGGGTCAGGGGGCGGAACAATGGGAGCGGGCAACGCCGGAGCCGCGGCACAAATACAGGGCGGATTACCGTCGCCGCCCGTAACCGCGCTAAGCGGCGCTATACACGGCATGGGAGGAGCAGGAGCACAGTCAATAAATGCCTCAAACGGCTTCTGCGCCGAATTTGGCGGAGGAAGCGGCGGATCGTTTGTAGCAAACGGATCTGCAAATTCATACGACGGCGGCGTCTCTCAATGGGGAGGCGGCGGTGGAGGTGGTGGAGCAGGAATTGACACAACGAACACGGCAAGAGCTTCAGGAAATGGTGGCGGCAACACAACCGGAGCAACCGGCGGCGGTGGAGCATCGGTAAGCGGCGGAACAGGCGTTGCGGGCAATCCTGGAGCAGCCGGCGACAACTTCCGAGGCGGCCAAGGGGGTAGCGGAGGAGGGGCCAACACGAGCGGGACAGGTGGGGTTGGTGGAGCCGGAGGCGCACAAGGCGGCGGTGGTGGGGGTGGCGGCGGCGGTACAAGCAGTGGAGGAGCCGGCGGAGCCGGAGGCAACGGCTACATCCGAATTTTGTCATACGGATAACAAGCTTGTTGGTTCTTGGGATTTGCTTCTTGGAGTTTGCGCCATGACAAAACAACTCGTCGAAGAAATTAACCAGATGGCGGCCGATGTGCGCTGGAAGTACGTGCACAAGCATACGCTCGATGACGAGATACTCCGCCATCTTCAAAACGCCATCGAAACGCTACGAGGCCGTGCAGAGATTGAAGCTCACGAGAGATCTGAAGACACCTTTTGAAAGAAGGGGGCGCAGGCATTTCGGCGGTCCCAGAAGGCAAACGCCGAACCTCGCCCCTCTATTAACATGCCAACCCTAAACGCCAACCTTCCTCGTATCTACTGTTATCTACGTCAGGAGTATCTCTACGACCTGAAGTCTCACCATGACGAATACATTCGTTGCTGCATCTTCGGAGTTTGCTCTCTTCACGGCAAGGCATTAGGATTCCACGCCCTGCTTGAAAACGGTGCAATGATTTGGAGACTGCCGATAAGCGCCTTTTGCACCGAGCCGAATTGTGATCACATGCCCCTTGAGGTCCTCCAGCTTTGGGACTGTTTCAGCTACGATTTCTCGGTAACCGAGTACGAACACCTGGAGGGCATGCGCTGCCGAGCCTACCTCAAGGATCAGAAGTGGTATCACGGCGAGTATATTTGCACGATCGACTGGTACGGCACCAATGACAGCGAGGAGCCGGGAGACGGCGGCCACAAATGCGCCCACCTGATTGAGTTAGATAACGGCAACTACTGTCTACAGCCAAACAATCGCGTTTGTTGGTTTGAGCCGGCGTTTGTACGACCGTTCGCGGACGGAGACGAGCCGAAGCCGCCGGATTACAAGACAAACACGCACATATGGAAATGCGAGAACCAGACGAAGTGGTACACCGCAGCGAATGACCGCTACTTCTACGAGATCGAGGAGCAAGAAGAGTGGCCAGATCCTGACTAGGACGACGAAGAAGACGAGGAAGAAGAAATCACAGCCGAAGACGCCCAGACGGCCCTTGATAAGGCCATTGTAAACCTAAACCGATCCAACGAAGATTACTCTCGCCCAAGCGAGTAAAGCATGAAGCGAACATTTGCGACTCTGGCGCTCTTAATAACAGCAGCAACAAGCCTCGCTGATCCTGGTCGCCGAATCGATGCCACGCAATACGGAGTACTCGGCAACGGCATTGATTGCACGCAGGAGTTCGCTCGCATGATGGCAACAATCCCCGACGGCAGCGAAATCATGCTACCCGGGGGACGGATCGTCGCGACCATCGACACAACCGTCATTCCGAAGCTAAGCCAGCTTCGCCTGGTCGGCGTATCCAACGCCGGCGCCCAGGGATCGTACATCGTCGGCAATACGCCTGGACCTCTCGTTAAAGCCGCACATGCCTTCTACGCCCGACAGATCAGTTTCACAAACACTAACCCACTGGGGACAACGGTAAGCCTGGATAACATCGACGACGCCGTCATCGATCAGTGTGTATTCCACGGCAACCGGCAGCTCGCGATCGGGCTAAACAGTGTAACGAACAACGGCATCACCATACGAGACAGCCGATTCACGGGAAGCACGATTCCGGGGATTACAGGAACCGGGATTGTCGGAAAAGGACAGATCTGTCTACAAAACATCACCGTCAAGAACTGCGCCATCGGCGCCGACATTGCAGGATCAATTACATTCATCGGCGTCAACCGCTTCGAGGAGAACGCCATTGCACTACGAGCCGGTAGACTGACCTATTTCGAGGGAACGATCGGCAACAGCGTGTTCGAAGCCAACGACATTCACATCCTACTTACAAAAAACGTCGAGCACACAACGCTCCGAAACATCAAGATCCTTGGAGACAAATACCAAGGCCACCAGTATCCAACATACGGCATCCGCGGCGACGCCATCGGAGGAAAGCTAACGCTCGATTGCGTTGATGTGCAGGGAAACTTTCAGCAGGCCGCCATCAAGCTGCACTCACCTGGCTCGATTGTCATCATAAATTCATCCGCCGGTAACGGCGGTATGGCAGGATCAACGACTGCCTGGGATCTCGACAGCCCAGCAATCACGACCATTCAAACCGAGCTGCCCGCACCGCTCGTGCAATCGCTCATCCGCAAGTACCAACCGCACCAACTTCGCACACCCAATGCGCAACGCAATAGCAACCACTTTTGAATCAATCGGCCGTTTCATTCGCGGCAAGACGCACATTCCAGCCAGCCTATCAGGCCCGCAGTGGAGCGGCACGCAGTTCGTCGACGCGTACAAGCGAAATCGCGTGCCAACGTCCAACGAGATGCTGGCCGAGTTGAAGAATACGGCATTCACCTGTGCGTCCATCAACGCAGCTGTGTGTGCGACCTACAGCCCGAGATTATTCGTGTGGACGGGTGAAACCGAAACCGAGCCACGAGTGCCTGTCAAGCGCCTGGACATTCGCAAGCAGAACCAACTCCGAAAGGCAGCTCACCGAGGCAGACTCCCCAATCGCATCAAGCACTCGGCCCGGATAGACGAGATAGTAGATCACCCTATTCTCGATCTCTTCGAGAAGTGCAACCCAGCCCACAACGGCTTCGACCTTTGGGAGCTAACGACGTTCTACCAGGAGACCGTCGGCTCGGCCTACTGGTACATCGAAACCGACAACCTGGGAGTGCCGAGCGTCATTTGGATTCTGCCGGCCCAGAATGTCACACCCAAGCGAAGGCCAGGGAGCAAAGCACTGGTCGACTACTACGAGTACAAGATCGGCAACCAGGTTCACGAATATCCGCCAGCCGCAATCATTCATTTCCGTTACCCTGATCCGAAGGACCCGTACAACGCCGGGCTTTCGCCCTTGAGAGCGGCCTGGGAGCAGGTGGCGCTAACGTCCGAATACTTGGCGTTCAAGAAGGCGACCTGGGAGAACGCCGCCATCCCGGCCGCCGTCATCAGCCCGGACGAAGTCATCGGAGAGGAAGAACGCGATCGCCTAGAGGCCCAGTGGAATCACAAATTCCGCCGGGGCGGCGCCGGCCGAACGCTCTTCTCCGAAAGCGGAATGAAGGTATCGGTGCTCAGTCATTCGATGGGCGACGTAGCCGCCCTCGCGGAGTACGGCGCCACCAAAGACGACGTGTGTAACGCCTTCCATGTGCCGGTCAGCTATCTCAACAAAGAAACAAACTTGGCCAATCTGGAGGCAGCCGAGCAACAGCACCTCAGCCTGGCCATCCAACCACGAATATGGCGCCGTGACCAGAAGATCAACGAATGCCTGATACCGCGCTACGACGATAGCGGACGCCTATTTATCGCTTCTGACGACCCTCTCGGCGTGGACATGCAGGATAACCCCGAGTGGTTCGACCTAAACATGAAGCACGGAGTGACAACCATCAACGAGGTCCGCCGCGACTGGGGAATGGAGCCGGTGCTATGGGGAGAAACGCCCTGGTTGCCGCTTAACCTCGCTCAAACCGACTTCCCACCGAGCGATCATATCCCGCCTGGATCAAAGCGAGAGGATTACGCGATGACCCGGGGCCGCAACCGGCGAAGATTCCAAACCATCGCGCTGCAGAACAACGAAAAGGACCCAGAGAAAAACAAACCCGCATCAATTCCGAAATCCCATGAACCAATATCGAGATCCTAGATTCGAAGGGCGAGATAGGGATCTGGTTCTTCGGATTTGGATTTCAGAATTTAGGATGATGAAATGGCGGCCGGCGACCTTATCACGAACACACGGGCACGCGTAGCTCTCCCGTCGGCAGCGGCGAGCGGCGCCGATGATACAGCGATCAACACACTCATCACCGCCTGCTCGCGCGGCATCGAGCGATATTGCAAACGTCGTTTCGTAGCCAATGACTACGACGAACTCTACAGTGGCCGAGCCGAGCGCAACATCTTTTTGCGTAACTACCCGATTCGCTCCGTGAAGTCAGTGCGATATCGGCCGGTCACGGTGATGAAGATTACATGCCTTGCGAGCTCCAACACCACGCCTCAGGCCCGGGTCGAAGTGCTCTCAACCGGATTGCGCCTGACCCGCGTCACCAGCGGCGTGACAACGACCACAACTACTGGGCTGACCTTCGCAAGCAACGCGACGATTTCCGCTTTGGGCTCAGCCGTCAACGCCGCTGACGGAGGCAACAACTGGCAATGGCAAAGCCAAGGGTATGACAACTGGCCGTCAGCCGATTTGTTCTGCCCCAACGGCATGGTAACCGATTACGATTACACGCCTGCCGGCCAGGGAGCACTTCAGTGCGTGCAGGGAAGCTATGCGGAGCTGAAAATGCACACCTACGAGCTGCAGGGCTACCAGATCAATTCTCGGCAAGGTGCATTGCTTCGGGCTATCCCATACACCGACCCGGAGCTTTTGCACCCCGAGGACCTGATTTGGCCAATAGGGATAAACAACTTCCGAATTCAATACAACGCCGGCTATGACACGGTGCCGGAAGACGTGCAAGAAGCGTGTGCCTTACTCGTGGCTTACCACTTCCGCGTTGGGCCGCGTGAGAATCCCGATATCGTCATTCCGCCTGTTATCGCCCAGTACCTCGCCGGCTACCGCGCCCATCCGATGATTCAGCCAGGGGGATAGCACATGACGGAAATGCCTCATGAGTGGCCCGAGCATCTAAACCCGCCAGTCGACCGGGCCTTCTACAAGGACAACTGGGAAGACCGATGGATCGGCGGCCGATCAGGCGGCCGACTCGCAACACCGGGTAAACCGTCCGGAGGGCAGGGCGGGAGAGCATACCTCACACACGTTCTCAGTGGCCCAAATCAGCATTTTGGCCACGGCAAGAGCAAGAAGAAAAACGTGAAGAACAAAGTAAAGAAGCACGGATCATTGCAAAGCCACTTCGGCGGGAGAAGAAACTCTACCGCACTGCCGATGAGTTACTGGCACCCCGTATTGAGCTTCAACCTCGACTACGTACCAAACGAAAACGCGACCAAAGGCATGCAATCCCTACTACCACCGCTGAGCGCCTTCCACGTGGCCCAGGTCGATATCTACCACGAGATCGACACGCCAACGCCGCATCTGGTCCTTAACTACGGCAACGTGTCAGGATTGCTCACCGGAGTGTGGCCCGAAGGGCACCGAGGCAAGGTAAACACAACGGACGCCTACACGCACATTCTCCTTATAGACTCCTCGTTGGGAGTGTGGGATGCCTACATGGGCCAGGGAGGAGGGGCCGCTGGTAACGAGACGGACAGAGTAGCTATTCCATCGGGACAGACAAACAATCTCTGGTTCGTGGTATTCACCTTCGTCACCAACATTCCAGGTATCGGGAAGAGAAGAGTGGTGTTGATCGACCGACAGGCGCCGGGATCATTTGCAGGAGGAATCCAATGATCAACGATCCCGACCAACAAGGCATTATTCAATACTTGCCCCCGTTGGAAATGTTCTACACCCAGAGCATGGACCTGTGGACCAACAACGGATTCCCGCCTACTGGAAACGCTCGCGTAGCAGGTGTCTCCATCGCCATAACCGGGACTTTCATGGAGGGCCACCGGACCAAAGTCAACCCCACGGACAGCTACACGCATGTAATCATCTGCGACGCCAACGTGGAGATCCGCGACTCGTGGAAAGGCCAGGGCAATGCATTGAGCAATACGCCCGACTACATCACCATCCCCGCTGGCTCGAGCAGAGCAAGCGCCAATTGGTGGAAGGTGGTGTATTCCTTCGTGACGACCATTCCGGGCACCGGTCAAAGACGAGTTATCCTTTGCGACCGCTGGCAAACACCAGGGACATGGTCAAATCTGCCGTAAAAGAGTCGCGGCGGTCGAGACAAACGTGGACTTTTCTCCGCACCCTCCGCGCAGGTCTTTGCGGCCGCTGCGGTTAGAGCAATCTTGAAAGACTGATATTCCATAATGTCGATTCAAATTGTTAGTGTATCTCTTACATGACTTATATGAATTTCGCATCCGAAATCCAACATGGGAATGTGGTTCTTGGAATGTGGTTCTTCGGGTGTGGTTCTCAGAGTTGTTAATCGGAAGCCAGCCATGCCTGACCAACCCGCTGCCAACGGCCGACTGAATCTAGTTGGCTGGATCGCCGGCCCATTGGTCGGTACGGTCCTTGGCGTGATCGTCAGCGAGTTCAAAAACGTGAGCGATCATGCCAACCGCATCAGCATCCTGGAAACTTCGGTCGTCGAAATCAGACGGCAGATAGATGCCATCGACAAGAAGCTCGACCGTCTCATCGAATTCCACAACGGGCGGCATCCATGAAACATACAATCGCATTGAGTGTTCTCTGTTCCCTGTACTCTGTTTTGACGGTGCAGCAGTGCCAGCCGGGCCTGCCCTCTTGCCCACAACCGCGCCAGCAGTACTTTTCCCCGCCACCGCGCTACGAGCACTACGGGCCGGGCCAGCGTATACCCTGGAGGCCGGGGCCGGACAGAGGTGTCCTGGATTCGATCAACGACGTCGTGAAACGGATTGGGCAGATCGAAGAGATCTTCAAGAAGCTGGAAAGCGTCAAACCAGAGAAGGGTGACAAGGGTCAGCGCGGGGAAAAAGGCGAACGAGGCGAACAAGGACCGATCGGCCTGCAGGGACGTCCCGGCAAAGATGCCAACACGGCACAGTTGCAGGCGCTCATCGCCGCCCTTCAAGCGAAAATCGACAAGCAAGATAGCGACCTCGCAGCTATGAAGCAGACACTCGGCAAGCTTCAAGGAAAGATTCGCGTCCGAATCGATCCGCAGCCAGGCAACCGATAAAGGAAAATCAATGCTAGAGAAAACCTGCCCGCAAACACCGGTAAATCAAACCTCAGGCAAGCAGCCGGCTGCGCCACCGAAAGACGGCAAGGGATTCATCCAACCCTGGCTCGAGCAGCTGAGCCACGGCGTCTTCAATCTCAAGCAATGTACCCAAAAGATCCGCCATGCTCGGCCGAATGATCCTGTCATCCCAACCCTTGAGCAGGTAGACAGCCTGGCCGATCAACTGAAGCAAATCCTCGACCAGATCACCGCGATCTTGGCGTGACAATTCAAGCGGCGAGGGGACGTTCCCGTCAGACCGCTCACCACCGCAACCCCTCGCCGCGCTTTTTGGCAAAGAAAGGGACCCCCATGGCCGTAGACCCGACCGTACTCACGCAACTCGACACCGCCCACGCACGCGGCGTCGCAGCCTCCGCAGGCTTCTTCGAGCAACACGCCGCGATGATCACCGCCGCCGCGCAGAACGACAGCCGACTCATGAACGGCTTCCTTGCTGCTCAACTATTCGATCAACAAATCGTCCAGGCAAAGTCCGCATTTCACACTCCGGTGGAGCCGGCTGCACCGCCGCTGCCGACTCCGCCCGCGAAGTAAGGTGACGAATGGTTGAGCCGTTGAATGACCACGACGCCGCTTTGGCGATCCTTAAGGACGCCGAAGCGGCCGACGAAGGAATCCACAAGCTCTTGCAAGAGGCCTACTCCCATTGGCAAGAGACAAACCAGGAGATGAAGCAAGCGCTGGCGAAACCGCCGGCGCCTGGGTAACGCCGACGCCAGAACCGCGCCCGCCAGGAAGCGGCAATCGCAAGGAGACAACACCGTGCCAGTGCTAGACCGTGCCCGATCCTGGCTCTTCGACATCTTCACCCACAACCATGCAGAGCAATTGCGCATCGCTCGCGAAGTGCAGAGAAAGAAGCTTGGCGTGGATCAACAAGATTATCCTTACCCTGGAGCAATCCAGGGAAGCGGCAATCCTACGACCATCAACTACTCGAGTAATGGACTACTCCGAGGCGCTCTGCTCGCTGCCGGTTGCCTCCTTGCCGGCGGCGGGGGAGCTGCTTTGCTGCCGCTGTTAAGCAAGCCGGTTCCTTCTCCGGCGGCAACGGCGCCGACTACTCCCGAGCCGCGATCCGCAACGCCGAAGCCGCAGGAGTTTGACATCCAGTTCCGAATCGAAAATGGCGAAATCAAAGTAGATCCTCCGATACCCGTGCCATGAAACGTCCTCCCGTCCCATTCGCCGCTCTGGTGTTGTTCTGCCTCACGCTTGCGTCAGCGAGTCACGCAAGAGAGCAACCCAGAGCGGCCCCGCCACAAAGACGCAGAATGGAAGCGGCAGTTTACGCCGTCGTCCGCATGCCGTCTCACGGAGCATCGGCCACAGTTATTTACACGTCCGCCGGTCAAAGTTACCTGCTTGGGTGCTCGCACGCCTTTTATGGAGAAACGATTCACAAACCAATTCAGCTTGACGTGCCTGCCAGTGACCATCGCGCGAGCAAAGCCGCACGGTGCATCCTGATCGACATCGACTATGCCACCGATCTTTCGCTGATGGAGTTGTCCGATGGACCTCTCGATTTCCACGCTGATGTTGCTCCTGCAGATTACGTGTGCAGTAGCCACCTACTGTCTGTCGGATACGACGAGATGCGCACTCCGGCGACCGTCAAGACCGCAACGATCACCCGGACAATGGGAAAGCTTACGTTCACGCAAGAAAAGCCGTGGCACGGGCGATCCGGCGGCGCTCTTTTAGATGCCGAGACCGGCTACCTGATCGGCGTCGTACAGGGTTACGAGCTGCTGCCCGGAGGCCGAGGAATCTATTCATCGCACCAGGCCATCATCAAGTTTCTGAGGAGAAAACATGAGCTACCAGAGCATAAACTCTACCGACCACTCAGCCTCAATCCATTCGACGGTTTGTTCCAGCGGTGACCGTAGTGAGCCAGCGGCCCGTGAGACCGGAATCAAGCCGGGTTGGCAGACGACCGAGTTCTGGAATACGGTAATCACTCATCTGATCAGCCTGGCGACCTTATTCGGCGTGATCAACCACAGTCCGCAGCCTTTCTTCCAGGACACGGCAGCGCGAAGCATCTCGGCCGCCGTCGTCCTGATGTCCAATTGCATCCTTGCCTGGAAGTACATTCACGACCGGACGGGATTGAAAGTGGAGAAGCGGCAATGACGAACTACCAATGACGAATGACCAAAGAATGGCGAAGCTCGAATTACCAGTGAACCAAGATCCCCCTGGATTTCATAATGGTCGTCTGGCCACTGGACATTCGACATTCGTCATTCACCCACGACTCCCCACACACTTTTCACGATGAAATGTCTTTCCCTTATCCAACCCTGGGCCACGTTGGTGATTCGGGGCGTGAAACGCTATGAGGCACGGAACTGGAAAACCCACTACCGCGGGCGACTGGCGATCCACGCCTGCCGGATGATCCCATACTCGGCCCAGGAGCGCTGCGCGCGCGAACCTGTCCGGTCATTCCTGCTTTCAGCCGGCTTTCGCCTACCGGGTGATTTACCGCGAGGTAAAATCCTCGGCACGGTTGAGCTGGTGGACTGTATCCCGATGCGGAGTCTACGTCGTAAATCCCGGCTCGAGCGGGAGATCGGCGATTTCCGGCCGGGATGGTATGCGTGGGTCTTTGAAAACCCCCGGCCGGCGAAAAACCCGTTTGTCTGCTCCGGAAACCGAGGCTTATTTGAGGTTGGTGACTGGTGAGTAGTGAGTGGTGAGTGGTGTGAAAAAGAACGAGGGATGAAGAATGAAGAATTCCTTATCAGCTCGCGACGCGAAAAGAGCACAATCCCGCCGTCCCACGACTGCACGACCTCACCACCTCGCCACCAGTCACCACTCACCGCTCATCGCTCACCACTCAGTACCTCAGGATCAGTACCTGGTGCTCATTGAGTGTCGCGATGAGGTGGAGCAACGGATGCTGTTAGAGCGTTTCCAGGGCGAGGGAATCTCTTGCCGGGCATTACTTTCATGAAATAGCGTCGTCTGCCAAGCCGCAGCCGCACCACTCTGCACCATGCAAATATCAATTGACCTCCGTACTCCAATTCGCCCGACGCCGCGAGTCCTGCAAATCGAAGGTCTCTTCGATTTACCGCCGAGCAGCGTCTCCGAAGTGCACTGGACGGTCGATCTGCCGCTGGACGAAAAACCTTGGCACATCGGGTTGATCGTCGGGCCGTCGGGCTCCGGAAAATCCACGCTGGCGCGGCGGCTGTGGCCCGAGCAGATGGCCTATGAGCCGGCGTGGCCTGAGGACCTGGCCGTCGTCGACGCGTTCCCTCGCGAGATGTCGATCAAGGAGATCGTCGCGCTTTTGTCGTCGGTCGGCTTTTCGAGTCCACCCGCCTGGCTGCGGCCGTATCAGGTGCTTTCAACGGGAGAGCAGTTCCGTGTCAAGCTGGCACGACTCCTAGCTGAAACCGCCGCAGTGCAAATCGAGGATGATTGCGGATGGCGGATTGCGAATCGCGGATTGAAAGACCAGCCGCCTTCAATCGCAAAGCCGACTACCGCTCAAGTGACATCGAACTCTCCGGTCAATCCACAATCCGCAATCCGCAATCCGCAATCGGAGAACCAGAGATCCCCTGTGGTTTTTGACGAATTTACTTCCGCTGTCGATCGCACGGTCGCTCGCATCGGGGCACACGCTCTGGCCAAGACGGTCCGGGCACGCCGGCAGCAATTCGTCGCGATCACCTCTCATGCGGATGTGGAGGCATGGCTGAATCCCGATTGGGTGTACAACCCGGCCACGAACGTGTTCGTCTGGAGGTGTCTTCAACGGCGGCCGTCGATCCGGCTTAACATCCGCCGCGCCGGTCGGGACGTATGGCCGATCTTCCAGCACCATCACTATCTGAATACCGGACTTGGCCGCGGCGTCGTTTGTTTCGCTGCCTTTTGGCGAGGCCGACCGGTCGCCTTCACCGCCTGGATCCAGGCCTTGACACGTCATGGTGGTAAGCGCGAGCACCGTACGGTGACGTTGCCGGACTATCAGGGGGTGGGCATCGGCCACGCGTTATCCACGTACATCGGCGGCGTCTGGAAAGCGATTGGCTACCGGGCAACCTCGACCACGTCGCACCCGGCGATGATCGCCGCCCGGCGAAATAGTGCCGACTGGCGGCTGATTCGGCCGCCGTCGTTGACTTCCGCGGACCGAGGGCTTCGGCGGATCGGTCACGCCAGAACCCGGCTGACAGCGGGATTCGAATACGTCGGACCCGCAGTGGCAATCGAGGTGGCGAGAAAACTCATCGAATGATTGCGGATTGCGGATTGAAGGGCCAGCCGACATCGATTGCACAAATTACGGATTGAAGGAACGGCCGACTCCGATCACAAATCCGCCGACCGATAAAGAGACATCGAACTCTCCGGTCAATCCGCAATTGGAGGAATCAATTCGTGCCGTCCTACGATCCCCAGATAGCTGAGATGATTTTGACTCATATCCGAAACGGCGCCTATCCCCAGGTTGCCGCTGAAGCGGCCGGAGTACACCGTCGCGTGTTTCTCAACTGGATCGGCCGCGGCGAGAAACCGAATGCCCGCGAGCCGTATCGAAGTCTCGCCCGCGATGTGCGTCAGGCGTCCGCATCGGCACGCGTACAGGCAGAAATTGAACTCCGCGAAAAGGACCCGCGTTTCTGGCTGAAGCACGGACCCGGCCGCGAGACATCGGCCTTTCCCGGCTGGACAGGCGAGGTAAGGCCGGCAGATCTCCAAGACCCGCACACCCTGCCGCGGCTGGATGGCCCGGAGTGGAATGCGATCTGTCACAAGATGATTGCGGCGCTCGAGCCGTTTCCCGACGCGCGGTTGGCGCTTGCGGAGGTGCTGAAAGAAATGAGCAATGTCGAATGA